TGGGTGCTGCGGAGGACATCAAGTCTACCACAGGGCAGTATAACGCCTCATTGGGCCAGCAGGGCAACGAACGCTCTGGCACCGCCATCCGCGCCCGTGTCCAAGAAGGCGACACAGGTACGTATCACTTTGTCGATAACCTTGGCCGTGCGGTCCGTCATATCGCGCGCCAGCTTGTCGATATGATCCCGAAAATCTATGATACTGAGCGCGTCGCCCGCATCATCGGCGTTGACGGTGAAGTTGAAAAGGCGCGGATCAACCCGAACCAGATGGAAGCGGTCAAAAAGATCGTTGACGCGGCGGGCATTACCATCGACAAGATATACAACCCGTCTATCGGTCAGTATGACGTCATCGTCACCACCGGGCCAAGCTATCTGACCAAGCGCCAGGAAGCCGTTGAGGCGATGGGCAACATTCTTCAGACCAGCCCGCAGTTGTGGCAGGTCGCAGGCGACCTGTTCATCAAGAACATGGATTGGCCGGGCGCGCAGGAGATGGCCGAGCGGTTCAAGAAGATCATTGACCCGAAAGTGCTGGCAACCGACGACAAGCCGCCGGAACTGCAAGCGGCCGAACAGCAAATTCAAGATCTGGGGCAGCAGCTTCAGCAAGCTATGGGCTTGCTCAACAACGTGCAGTCGTCGATGGACGCGCAGGAACTGCGCATCAAGGCGTATGAGGCGGAAACCAAGCGCATCGCGGCTACGTCTGCCGGGATGACAGCCGAACAGATACATGACATTGTCATGGGCACCATTGCCGCCGCCGTTGAAACGGGCGATATCTCCAACGGCCGCCCGATGATGCCGCAGCCCACCGGCGACCGTGGCATGCCTCCAACTGATCAAATGACACCTCAAGGAGCTCCCGCATGAGCGGCTGCGATAAGTTTGTAGGCTTGCTGTTCCTGTCACGCGATGTTGCGCATTCTGCGCATCTGAACACGCGGTCCTTTGCCAAACACATGGCGCTCAACGGTTTCTATGATGAAATCGTTGACTTGGCCGACAAGTTTGCGGAGATGTATCAGGGCAAATACGGCCTGATTGGCCCAATTGCGCTGCTGTCGGCGGACAATTCCAACAGCATTCTGGAGTTTTTGGAGCGCCAGGTAGATCAGATTGAAAAAACGCGGTACGATGTTGTCGATAAAGAGTGTACCGCGATACAAAACGTTATCGACGAAATCGTCGGTTTGTATTTTCAGACTATATACAAGTTAAAATACCTAGCATAAGGAAACCGTCATGGGCTTGAAATACACCACGAATTGCCTCGGGTATCAGCAGATCACTAGCCTGTCCTCTGCGCAGGCGCTGACTATTCCGTCTGGGGCTACCCGCGCCCTCATCGCGCCGCTGACGCAGACGGTGCGTTGGCGTGATGACGGCACCAATCCGACCGCGTCTGTTGGCATGCCGGTCGCTGCGGGCGCGTATTTGAACTACGACGGCGACCTTAAGACGATCCGTTTCATTGAGGCTTCGGCATCAGCGGAGCTTAACATCTCCTATTACGCCTAAAAGGACCGCTGACATGACATTCTCTACTCTTGCAAGCCCCGGCGTCAGTCTTCAAGGTGGCGGCGGTAGCGGTGGCGGCGGTACTCCCGGCGGTTCCACCACCCAAATTCAATACAATAACGCGGGGGCATTCGCAGGCGCTTCTGGTCTGACCACTAACGGCACAAACCTAACGCTTGGTTCTGCCTCGCAACTGCTGTGGTCTACCGACCTCATTCTCACCCGCCGTGGAGCCGCCAACCTCCGCTTTGGCGCTGCTGACGCTGCCGCGCCCGTAGCACAGACGCTCTCCGTGCAGAGCGTTGTCGCTGGCACTAGCAACACCGCAGGCACGAGCCTCACGATTACCGGCTCTCAAGGCACAGGCACTGGTGCTGGCGGCAGCATCATCTTCCAAGTCGCCCCGCTTGGTTCTTCTGGATCGGCGCAGAATGCTCTAGCTACGGCGCTGACGATCAACGCTGACAAAACGGCATCCTTCGCGGCCGGTGCGGCTTTTGCTTCGTTTGCATATTTTGCATCCACCAAGGTTGCAATCAATCAAAACGGAACTGGCGATGTTACTGCCAACGCCGCTGGTGAGTTCAGCTTTGGTTCAACTGGCGTAAACTCACCTGACGTTTTCCTCACCCGCCGCGCAGCAGCATCCCTCCGCTTTGGCGCTGCTGACGCCGCTGCACCCGTAGCACAGACGCTCTCCGTGCAGAGCGTTGTTGCTGGCACCACGAACACGGCAGGCGCGAACCTCACGATTACCGGCTCTCAAGGCACAGGCACTGGTGCTGGCGGCTCCATCATCTTCCAAGTCGCCCCGCTTGGTTCTTCTGGATCGGCGCAGAATGCTTTGGCTACGGCGCTGACATTAAACAGTTCTCAGCAGGCGGTGTTTGCTGCGGGAAGTAAAACAGTTCCAACTGTCTCTTTTACGGGTTTTAACGGCGGCCTTTACGGGCGCACGTCAGGTGCTCTTTCCCTGACAAACGGTTCTGTTGAAATTGGGCTTATAACTGGAAATGGGACGTCATTTCTATCTTCAATCGGCCTTTCCACTGGCGCTGGAAGCGGCGGCGATTTAAGTGTTGCTGGCGCTGACACCATCCTCGCCCGCGATGCCGCCAACACCCTCGCGCTGCGGAACGGAACGGCGGCGCAGGCGTTCAACGTCTACAATACATACACTAGCGATACATCTTACGAACGGTATAGCGTTGATTGGATTACAACCGCAAACCTTGTAATCGTCGGACCCAACAAGGGCAGTGGCGGCGGTACTCAGCGTGTTCAGCGCCTGTCGTATCTGGAAAACGGCGGCGCGGGCAGCACTGTGCCGTTGCTTGGCTCCACTTGCCCCGCCGCATCGGGAACCGTCAAATCTTGGATCAAGGTCATTACTTCAGACGGGACCACCGCCTACGTTCCGTGCTGGGCATAACAACATGATCAACATCTCGCTCACTCAAGAAGAACTGACCGCCCTCGCTGGCCTGCTAGACGCTGGCGTAAAAGCCACCGGATTGCAGGGGGTTAAACACGCGGCGTCGATCCTCACCAAGCTGGAAGCGGCGGTTGCCGCCGCGAACAAGCCACAGGAGCCTAACAATGACGAATATCTACCAGTGGGCGGTAAATTCCATGACCGCCTATCCAGAGGCGGAAGGCCATTCTGACGTTGTGTTTCAGGTTGCGTGGGTCTGTTCCGGTACGGACGGCGTCAACAATACCGCCACCTATGGCAGCGTAGACCTGACACTTGACCCTGCGGCCCCCTTTACATCCTACGCCGATCTTACGCTGGATCAGGTGCTGGGCTGGGTGTACAATACGCTGGGCGAAGACGGCGTGACAGCGGCAGAAGCAAAGTGCGACGAACAGCTTGCTGCGATGGCAACACCGACCACGGTTGCCCCGCCTCTGCCGTGGAACACACCCTCGCTTGACACCACAACCGTAACGTAAGATAATGCCCAAAACCCGACTGGCCGGGAATGCCAGGAACCGAAAGGTCGATAGATGGACACGAACGAACTAGCGGGTGCGCCCGCGCCGGCACCAGAAGCAACGGCTGCTCCTGCGCCCGAACCAGACAATTCCTCGCCGGAACCGACGCCGCCAGAGGTATCCAAGACCTTCTCGCAAGAAGAATTGGACGCCATTGTCGGTAAACGTCTTGCAAGAGAACAGCGGAAATGGGAGCGCGAGCAAGCGCAGCGAATACGAACGGCCCCGCCATCACCGGAAGTTCCGGTGGCGCCGATCCAGCCTGACGATTTCGCCAACGCGCAGACTTATGCAGACGCTCTGGCAGAACGCAAAGCCTACGAACTTGTAGCCCAGCGCGATGCCGAGTACCAGCGCCAGACGACGCTGGATGCTTACCAGGACCGCGAAGAGGAAGCCCGAGGCAAGTACGACGACTTCGACCAAGTCGCATACAACCCCAAACTTTCTGTCACCGACAGCATGGCGCAAACGATCCAATCTTCCGACAACGGCCCCGATGTAATCTATTACCTCGGATCAAACCCCAAGGAAGCCGACCGGATCGCGCGTCTAAGTCCGCTCTTGCAGGCACGGGAAATCGGAAAGATTGAGGCAAAAATTGTCTCAAATCCTCCGGCCAAAAAGACCTCAACCGCCCCGGCACCTATTGCGCCTGTTTCGGCCCGAGCCTCTGGCTCACCTGCGTTTGATACTACCGACCCGCGTTCTGTGAAGAACATGTCAACGTCGGAATGGATTGAGGCAGATCGGTTGCGTCAGGTCAAGAAGTACGAGGCTCAACGCAGACGCTAGGATCATAATAGATCCGCTAGTTAGAGAAAGAGTCAAACATGAGCAATAGCCTCCTTACGATTGACATGATAACCCGCAAGGCTTTGGAAATCCTTGAAAATAACTTGGTTATCACCCGCAACGTCAACCGCGCCTACGACGACAGCTTTGCCGTCGAAGGTGCCAAGATCGGCTCCACGCTGCGTATCCGTCTGCCGGACCGCGCGCTGGTGACGGACGGCGCCGCGCTTCAGGTGCAGGACGACAACGAGCAGTACACCACGCTCACTGTTTCCAACCAGAAGCACATCGGCGTGAACTTTACGTCTGCCGAACTGACCATGCAGCTCGACGATTTTGCCGACCGCGTGCTCAAGCCGCGTATCTCGCAGCTTGCCGCGTCCATCGACGCTGACGTTGCCAGTTGCTACAAGTCGATCTACTCGTCCGTAGGCACCCCCGGCACGACCCCCGCCACTTCACTTGTCCTGCTTCAGGGCCAGCAGAAGTTGAACGAGTTCGCGTCCATGATGCCGAACCGCTACGCCACCGTCAATCCGGCGGCCAACGCGGGGCTGGTCGAAGGCATGAAGGGTCTTTTCAATCCGGTTGATACCGTCTCCCGCCAGTTCAAGAACGGCATGATGGGTGAGGGCGTCCTCGGGTACGAAGAGATCAATATGTCTCAGTCGATCCAGCAGCACACGACCGGCTCGCGTACAGGCACGATCACGGTGTCGGCCACCATGACCGTGGAGGGGTCGTCCACGATCACTCTTGCTGGTACGACCGGCAACACGCTTGCTGTTGGTGACGTGTTCACCATTGCCAACGTGTACGCAGTCAATCCGCAGACCCGTCAGTCCACGGGTTCGCTTCAGCAGTTCGTGGTTACGGCGGCCAACACCGCTGCCAGCAGCACGTTCACTAACGTTGCCATCAGCCCGGCCATCTACACCGCAACCAACGCTCTCGCGACTGTAAACTCGTTCCCAGTATCGGCGGCTGCGGTTACGTTCCTCGGTGCAGCTTCGACGCAGTACCCGCAGAACCTGGTCTACCACAAGGACGCCATCACGTTCGCCACGGCTGACCTGCTGCTTCCGGGCGGCGTGGACATGGCTTCGCGTCAGGTTCACAACGGCATCTCGCTGCGTATCGTTCGTCAGTACGACGTCAACAATGATCGTCTGCCGTGCCGTATCGACGTGCTCTATGGCTACTCCGTGATCCGCGCGCCCATGGCCGTGCGTCTCTGGGGCTAATGGTTGGGCGCTGGGTAACACCAGCGCCTGCATCAACTCAATCGAGAAGGACTTTTCCTCATGGCTATTCCTAGTGTAGGCGGCGGCTATCAGTTTAATGATGGCAACCTGAACGAAATTAAAGTTACGGTTACGGCAGCCCCGGCGACGGCGGCTGACACCATAACCCTCACCGTGGCGCAGATCACCAACGGTATCCTCATCGGCACTCCTACCGCTGCTGCGGCTTACACGCTGCCGTTGGCCGCCGACGTGGACGCCGCGCTGACCAACAGTAAGGTCGGCACGGTTTTTGACTTCCGTGTCATTACCACGGCGGCCTACGTCATCACGATGACAACCAACACCGGCTGGACAATCGGCACCAGTGGTTCGCAGGGTCTGATGACCGTTGCTGCCACGGCCGGCACTGTCCGCACGTTCCGCGCCCGTAAGACGGGTGACGGCACTT